AAGTCAGAGGCAGTCAAACCATAGATATTAGCAAATTGTTGAGCAACAACTTTACTATTCTTTGTTTCGGCATAAATTTCACCTAAATATTCAACGACATTTTGCAATAATAAATTAGTGTCTGAGTCATCTAATCCGTCAGCTAAAATATCTGCAATAGAAAGATTTGCTCTATTAGCCGCCATAAGTAATAAGTTACCATAACCACCATCATTAATTGCAGAAATATCGCCAGCAGCTAATTTACCAAGAGCAGCAGATAGGCCTTCAGTATTACTAAAGCCTACTGAATATAATGAGCCCATCCACTTTTGAACTTGATATTCAAAAGCAGTAGCTTCTGCAGCACCCATTAAAGCGCTAGCTTCATAGATACTTTGTCTAATACTATTTGCAGCATCAGTCATATATTCAGTTGTTTCATACATGTTATTTAAGAATGCAGTTAAAGCAGACTCCATACCTAATCTAGCGGCAGTGGTATCAGCTTGTTGAATTCTAACTAATTTTAATAATGTAGCATCTGTGGCATTAAATGTTGTAGCAATCTTTTCACTGATAGTTTGTAAGAATGCTCTTTGCTCAACGTCAAATGCAATACCTTGTCCAACTAATGTTTTTAAATTATTAACAACATCAGCTTGTTTAACAAATGGAGACATACCAACAAATCTAACCACATCTTGGTTCATTGCTTTTCAGTATGATCCATATCAACGAGTATTTAAATTTGAGCCTTGTAAACGGGTATCGATTTCAGATTGAGCATAGGCAATATCTTTAATTTGTTCAGAAAATTGTCTAGTATAATTAGATAAAGACTGTGTAAGGCTGGCAAAAATTAATCTACTTTCATCAACTGCACTAACATCTTTACCAGTTTTATCTTTAATATCTTCTGCAAATGAATCAAGAGCATCTTGCATTGCTTGGAAATTAAGAGGCTGTGACCCCATAATTCCAGTCATATTGCTTTGTGCTCCACCAATAAGCTGTTTAGATATTTGTTTATTTTGTTTCTTTTCTAAGTCTTTACGCTGCTTTTCAATTTCTTTAATCTCAGCTTCGACTTCTTTTTTCTTTCCAGCTAATTCATTTTTTAGAATTTGTTTATCAGCTTTATCAGCGTCTTTTATTTTTTTAGCATATTCTTTTTCAAGAAGTGCAGTTTTTTTCTTTACATAATCTTTATCAATTACTGCTTGGGCATTCAAACCCATTTTAATAAGCTTTTCATTGACTTCTTGTTCTTTTTGTAATTTATATGTTTTCTCTTTGTTGATTTGTGTGATTCTCAAATCAGCAAGTCTTTGAGCATTGGTAAGTTGCAATGCTAAAAGTTCTGCTTCAGCTTTTTCTTCAGCTTTATAGCGTTTAGCAAGCTCTTCAAGCAGTTGTTTACCTTCTAACATGTCTTCCCATTTTGCCATATAATTACCTCTACTAATTATCGTTTATTTTTACGTTGCTGTAAATATTCTTCATGCTTAGCTTCGATAGCTTTATTTGTTTCTTCTTTTTTAGCATTTATAAGCTCAATAAGATAAAATCTTTCTTGAAAGCTTAAATCTAATACATCTGTGTAACTAGTATGAAGATTATCACTAATATACCAGCATTCTTTTACGATTTCTTTAAAACGTTTTGGGCCGTAAGGAGTACCATCCTTAGATGTTGGAGGGTCCAAAAAACTCGGCGTCATAACGAAAGGATGTATGTACCTCTCCTCCACAGTTGTGACAGTCGACAACTAAATCATTTATAATGCCAATTTGTTGATTTAAATTATCAGAGGCATTAATGATTTTTCTTAGGTCTAAAGCATCTAAGTGCTTGATATACTCTTCGAGTTCAGTTTGACTAAGTTTATTACCATCTACAGTGTCAATAACACTCTGAACGATTACAAACATATCCCATGAAACATCAACAGAAGCATACTTTCTTTTTAGCTCTTTTGTTCTAGCTTCATTTTCATCAAGCATTCTAGGTGTTTGGAAATTTAATGTAACAACATTGCCACTTTTTGGTAATGTTATTGTACGAGCTTCATTTCACTTATCAATATCAATTTCAATAACTGGAAGAGTATCTAAGTGAGCAACTGTTTCAATATTAGCATGGCATCCAGGATGCGGACATACAACATTTACAGGATAGCCGTCACCATAAGTAATAACTCTTAATTTATGTAATAAAAATTGATAGTCTGCAATGCACATGTCATAAACAGAAATAGCAGGTTTTTCAACCATACAACCTTCAATAAGGTCAGCTAATTTCTTCATTTGTGTTTTAGGTGAATTTGGGTTTTGTCTTTTCATTTCATCCCAACCATTCATGCTGCGGAGTGTGATTATTGGGTTTACCTTTTTATCATAGATAAGCCCACGAGATGGGAGTTCAACAAGCTCTCCAATAGTATATCTTGTTTGTTTTTCTTCTGCCATAATTAAGTTCCTTTCTAATTACGATTTTCAAAATATTGTTCTAAAATTTCACGAATGACTGCTGAAACAGTCATGTCTCTTTTTTCAGCAAGTGCAGTTAAACGTGCTTTTAATGGCCTTGTGGTCTCAAAAGTTTGCATAATTTTATTGCTGCGATCTACTTTCTTTCGTCCCATATTTTAATCCTTTCAATATGTAATTACTTAATTAAATCTCATAATAATTTAGCAAATAAAAAAATAGATTTATTAAATCTATTTGGGTAAAATAAAAACCGCATTACTGCGGTTATTATTTAATTTTTTAAATTATTCTTGTTCTTCTTTTGGTAATTCCATGATAGCTCTATCAAAGACGAAATCAGCAGTGATTTGTCTCTTGCCATCATTTTCTTTATCGAAGTCACCTTCAGATAATTTAGTAATAAACATACCTTCAATTGTCCAACTTCTAATTTGTTCATAATCTTGAGTATATTCATAAAGTGTTGCAGTATGCTTATATTCAGTCATTCTGCCACCTTTACGAGTATGTGGATTGTATGTTTTATATAACCAGGCAGTTAAGATAGATTTAGTATCTAAACCAACAATGTCATCAACAACAATTTGACCACCATCCCAAGTAGGAACACCTGCGAAGTGAACGACGTCATTACCACGTCTGTAAGTTAATGTTTCAACACTGAAATGTGGAACAGGACATTTAATAACATTAAGTCTTAATGTATCTGCTGCACCCTTAATATAGTCTGCTTCACTAGCATTAGCAGGATCACCAGTATAATTTGGTGAAAGTAAATTGTTTAAACCATGAATTTCTAATACGAAGAAACCAGTTCTTGCAGATTCATAGTTACTAAGGTTTGTGCTAATGTGACCAGTATTTAAGCTTTGATCAAATGGCATATTCTATTCTCCTCCTGTTTACTCAGCGTCAGCTTCATCAACACCAGCAACAATGCCAGAGATAGAATCTTCTAATGTAAGGCTGATGTCAAAGTCTTCGACAGCTTCAATTGGAACAATTCTAATTTTTGCTTTGAGAAGCGCTTTTTTATTTGTTCTAATTTTAATAAACTTGTAATCAGTGATACCTTGGTCAGCTTTCATTCTCTCAAGTGTTGGTCTGATTGAATTGCAGAATCTTGCCCAAAGAATGTCACTATTTGGGTCATACATATATTGTTTACAAGTAATATAAACTTGTTTCTTAATAGTAGTGCATAATTGTCTGATATTTAAGAAATGACTTGCTCTTAAATCAGCATTATCGTCACCTTCTGTACCAAGAGGCTCACCAGTTCTGTTACCCCAAATATAATAATTGTCTTTAATTTTAATAATTAAGTTAACAGCACATTTAATACCATTGGTTAATTTTTTAAATCTTGGTTGTAAAGCTTTAGCAGCAATTTCACCAAATGTACAACCGGTATAACTAATATTGTAATCACAAACACCACGTGTATAGCCAGCAGTAGCGTACCATTCTGGGAATTGTTCATAAGCTTTAGCTGCACAAGCTAAGTAGTGGAATGTGGCTGGTAATAAACCAACTGTATGTTGGTAATCTTTTGGGTAGAATTTATTCCAAGGATCTTTTTTAGCGTCTAATGAATATACAATATAAGGAGCAAAGAAAGCCTCATATTTAGTTGCATAAGCATTTGCATTAATATCTTTTCTAATGTTATCAATTGCAGTTGCTTGTGGAACTTCTTCATAGTCTTCTAATGGAATTTCACAAAGAGCTACACAATCACCTCTACCAGTATTATCTGGTTGGCTATTAATAAACTCAGCTAATTTTGCGATAGCTTCATTTGTACTATTAGTTTCACCGACTAAACCATGTGTAATATATCTAAAGTCATAAATTGATTTATCTTTGAGTGCTTCCCAAGTGGCACCTTTTTCAAATTTATCACCCTCACCATCATCAATTTTTAAATAAAGAACGGTGTATCCTAAAGTTAAAAGCATATAAGCAATTTGGTTACCATAACCGATAGCTTTTGCACCTTCAACTGCTGGTTCAGCATCTGAGCCTCTTTCAGAGACTTCATAGTAAGTCGGAAGACCCTCAGTAGTTGGGGTTTCAACAGGAGTATATCTATAACCTGCTGTATCAACAAGCTCTCCTGCATCTTCACCAGTTGCTTCACGAGTATAATATATTTTTGCTGGATTTACTGCTTCATCTGTTGTTGCAGCTGCTACACATGGAACAGCTGGAACAGCTGGACTACTGCCATGAAGTGTATATTCTATGGCTGGGCATAAACCAACATTATCTTCAAAGTCTTTGGCAGATGAAACTTCATAAACACCATTTTCATCGAAGCATTCAGCATTTGGGGTCTTAGTAGGACCTGCAACTAAAACTGAAAAATTATTGTATTGGTCAACACCAGCGGTTGTATTATCATATTCTCTAACAATAATATCTGGCATGCTAATTCTCCTTTTTATTTTTAAATTCTAAACAATCAATTAATTTAGCAAATTAATTTTATTGATTTTTATCTTCCTTTTTAAATATAACATCATCAAGTGGCTCAATTTCTCCAGATTGAGAAATTGTTTTTGAAACTTCTAATTCAAAACAACTTTTCTCATCTTCATCTAGTAAATCAGTGTCAGTTGCATAAAGCTTCCAATTTTTCTTATATGGAAGACTAAATAAGAATGCATCTTGAATTTCAAGCTGAATTGTATATCTTGAGAATTGCCCGCTAAAAATTCTTTCGCTAATTGCACTTGTATCAGAGACAGTATTTAAGACTCTGATATTTGCAATATGGCAAATGGCTGAATTATTATAAGGAATTTCTACTTTAAGCACTGGGTTATTGATTAATTTAAAGAGGAATTGTCTAACATATTCATCCATTTCATCCATAGTTTTAGTATAAATATCTAAGTTATACTGAATACGAATTGGAATAACATTAAATACTAATGTTTGATTTGTATATTTTTCAAGCTGTTTTAAAACTTCTTCTTTTTCTTTACCACTTAATTTTGCAGCTTTTTCTCTAAGGGCTTTCTCTTCCTCTGTATATAAACGTAAACCATCAAATGATTTTAAGTTTTTAATATTAGATAATAGCTCTATATCGTTATTTCTTGAAACTGCAATAAATGGAAGCTTGAATTCACCATCTGCATTGTCATCAGCAGTTAATTCAAAAAGTCTCTTTGATTCATCTGGTTTTAAGACTCTGAGATTAGATTTATCTGGAAGCCATCTTTTTAGCTTCGCAATAATTAAGTCATCATAATATCTACAAGGCATATAACGGTCTCCTTTACATTTGTGCAAATGCACGCTTTAATATATTAGTACCGTGCACTTTACCAGTACCAAAATTTATGATACTAGCTAATTCATCTAGCTTTTTATCTATAATAGTAATTATTAAATCTCCATCAAGATTAAAGCTATATTGCGCCTTATTAATAATACGTAAACAGGCTGTAATAAGATCTATTTTTTTATTTTTAACTAAATAAGTATTAACTTCAATATCAGCTGCTTGCTTTTTGCTTAGAATTACAAA